CTGATCTGTGGTTGCTGGAGCATAGCCGTTTGCTGTTGTTCCATAGGAATCGGATTACCTCTCATTAATCCCGGCTGCATAGATGCTGCCATAGGCTGAGGCTCGTTTAGACTCTGGAACGCACTAGAGCCTACCTGACCGACCATCGGGTTATCTCGATTAAACTGACCTACAGCCCGCAAACGATCCATCATCGTCACATCAGCAGTAGTCGATGGAATAAGTCCTGTGCTTGCGTTAGTTGAAACAATTCCCGGCATCGTTGGGTTAGCAAATGGCAATGTATTAGCTACTTGCATTGACATTCCCGGCATCGTCGGATTTGCAAATGGAGCAGCAGAACTAAATGCAGCATTAGTAGACGCTAATGGCGCAGCAGCTAATTGCGTTCCTTTAGTAGCACCAGTTACCGCTAGAGGAACACCACCAGCCGTAGTACCAGCAGCCGTAGCAGCCACATTACCAGCACCCATCGCAGCACCACCAAAGCCACCTAACGCACCACCTAACAACGCACCCTGTAGAGGCTTCTTAGGATTAGTGACAGCACCTACGCCAGCACCAATCATTGCCATAGTTAGCGGATCGCCCATTATTTACCTCCCTGCGGAGTAGAAGTCGTAGTCGTTTCCAATGGCGCACCATAGAACACATTAGCTGCACGTTGCAATCTTTGCATCGGAATGTCCTGAGCAGCCAATCGACCCTGAATAGCCTGTTGCTCGTAACCCTCACGACCTTGACCAACTTGCAACAATCTCTGAATGTCAGCATAGTCAGCAGCAGCCATCTGTGGAGCAGCCTGAGCAGCAGCAACTTGTCTAGCTCTCTCAGCCTCAGCACTCGAATACGCTAGTTGACCACCCTGCTCCGCTAATGCACGAGCAAAGATGTCTTGAGAAGTTCCAGCCTGTTGACCCATTGCAGCCGATCCATAACGACCAGCAGACGAAGCCTTAGACTGTAGATTCTGAATGTTCCGTGTGTACTGTTCACCCGCTAGACGGTTAGCCTGTTCCAAAGCCCCACCTAGAAACGGATTAACGCCACGACCTTCAATCGTAGCAAGCTGTTCAGCCTGAGCAGACCGCAGTAGTGGAGAACCACCGATAGCCCGTTCCTGAGCCATCTGGAGAGCTTGCTGAGTCGCTGCTGATGGAGATACTGCCAAGGTCTCAGGAGCCTCTGGCATACCCTTATAGAGTCTCTGAGCCTCACCTAAGCTATACGTTATGTACGGCTTAAAGTCCGGGCTGATCTCTGTTTTACTCTCTTGAGTACCGCCGCCACCACCCATATCACACCTCGCAAATCCATCGTCTAGGACGGAAACCGTATGCTCTCGCCCTTCGCTGCCATCCATGCCTATGACTAGAAAAACTCAGGTATTTCACCCCTGCTTGACGAGCCATGTCTTTTATGTATTTTAACCCTGAATCTACCAGTTGATAATCATTTTCTAACGTCCAAGCAGCCCATACATGACACTCATCACCCATCGGTTGCAAGATAAAGAATCCCGCGAAATGCTGATCTTTTAAGACCACCCATAGCATAGCTTTCTGGTTAAAACAGTCCGTGTAAACGTCCTCAACAATCCAGTTCTCAGGACTCCGAGTCTTTACCTTCTCTAGTCCGGGTTTAATAGTTCCCCACCAGTTCCTTAGTTGATCGACTGGTATGTATCGGAACTCAACCGACAACGATATATCCGTAAGTTTTGTCTGCTGTAGCATTTGCCCAATGTGTAATAGTTGCTTGACCTTGTTGTTGTGTAGAAACATACAGGTTCGTCGTTGCTGATGGTGCTACATAGTTCAACGTAACAATAGCACTAGGAATAGCCGGTCTAGTCGGACTCGTACTCGTAGGATACTGCTCAATAGACACGCCTACATCAGTTACTCGCCACATTATTTCAGCATAGTCTCCAGCGTTCATTTCCATAAAGAAATTCATCGCAGCAATTAAGTGACTAGGATCACCTGTGCTTTTTCTCGCTGGCAATGAAAACCGGCTGTTAGACCCATCTATGTTCGTTCCGTTCTTTCTAAACCAAATATCTACATCCTGAGCATCGTTAGTAGTGTTTTTGAACTGAATAGAAAACTGAATGTTATAAACTCCATAATTCCTGACATTAAGACGAGAACTATTAGAAAGATAAACTCCATTGCTATAGTCTGTCGTATCAAACGTAACAGCATAGGCAGTTGTCGTATTAGCAGCGGTTTGGTCTGTGGTGTCCTGAAACGCTCCGTAAGGCGCTGAATCAGCTTCAGCAGCCGCAGATAAGGGTACGAAGAAAATAAGGCTGTCAAAGCCTATACGGTCATCGTAAAGGGTAGTGCTAGTAGCGTTCCCTGTAGCTAATGTAATCTCTCCGGTGTTATTCGTTTTGCCATTCATAGCACCACGAACAACCTCAGCAACCTGCCTCTGGTCTCCACCAAATACAGGTAACGTCTGGAATTGAATACGTCTCATCGAGTACCCTGCTGCACGACTTCTACCTCAGTTCCAACCAATGTTTTCCAGTTAGTGCCAGTAGCAGTCACTTTAATACGGTGATATTCCCCATTAGACCGCAAAGAACACCGATTTTCAGCATCAGCAGCTACATCATCGCCAAAAAGTACCTGATCTGACAACAAATCCCGACTCGCTACCGCTACAGACGCACTTCCACCATCCACAATCGGCTTTGCCAGCAAAACTGTAGACCGACCAACGTCAATATCACCAGAAACTACACTCGCAGTCTTTTTAGAGTTACCAAACGTGATAATCCGCTGACCACTTACCCCTGCAAAGATCAAAATACCACCTGCCCATTGAGGATCGTCTAGCGAAACCACCAAAGCATCCAGATTTGCTGAGTAATTATCAAGATTCTCCAGCGTAACAGTCGCAGTCATCAGCGTATTGATAGCAGCAGCCGTAGTCTGGACGTAAGACCACTTCTGCAAGGGTATCGAATAGACCAATAACTCAAATCCACCCGACTGTAGCGGATAACACCAGATAACTAGCTTCTTAATTGGTTCCACAGCAGAAGAAATCGCATACCTCATGTTGCTTCTCTGCACTCTTTCAAAGAACCAACGGTTTACTTTCTCCTCGCCAATGTTAGTCATTGACTCGCCATTGGTCATGTAGAACCCATCATCCGCTAGGAAGTAGGTTAGCCCACCAAACTGAGCTACAGAACCCGGAGCTATACATCCCAAAGTCCTAGAAATGGCATCAAACTGGAAAAAGAACGGGCTACCAGCATAGGTCATGCGGTAAATCGCTCTCTCTAGGAAGATTAGACCGAATTCACCACCCGCTAGACCCGTAATATCCCCACCGTCAGGGATTACCTGAAAGTCAGATTGGCTAGCAGCACCCGGAGTCCAGTCCGTTTCATCGTTAATATCCGACCAGTAGACCGTACTCTCGTTTCCACCAGCAACATTAGCCGCTACAACGAAGTCTTTGACTACCGTTACATACTTAGCCTGTGGAGCAGCAGCCGCTAAGTCACCGAAATAGGTGCTAACGCCTAACTCATAAGCCTGTAACTTATCTGCTCCGTTAGCAGCAATCATCTTGTTACCGTACTGAGTAACATCCCAATACTCAATGGCTGCATAACCCGTAGTCGTTAGCGGATCAAGTGACGTATCACCCGCATCAAACTTGTACAGGTTAGAAGCACTAGCCGCAAATACCGTAATTACGCTACCAAACCGACCAGCGAAACTCGTTAGCAACTCAGCACCAGCGGTATTCGAGTAATTAGCCTCACCCTGAAATGGCGCATAACCGTTAGTTACCGGATAACAGTTCACAGCATCCGTTACAGCCCCTGAAACTCCGGGCTGATCTGGCAACCACTCGCCAAACATAATCTTTGATTTAGCCATTATTGTCTCGTCCAGCTATTCGTTGATCCTGATACCTGAGTCCATGTATTGCTATTAGCCGCTACGACATCCCAGTTATTTGATCCAGCAGTTACTTGAGTCCAAGTATTACTGTCAGGTGTCTGCTCAGTCCATGTATTAGCTTCTGGAATAACATCCGACCATTCCTCACCAATAATGCCACCATTGGCAACTAACAGAGCTACAGCATTAACAGAGGCAATTCCAGCAAATGTCGCATTAGGAACGCATCCGACTATTGCCTCACAGTCAACATGAGCAGTACCA